CCGGCACGTGAGTTGCAGCATCATTCTGCGGAGTAACCAGATTCAGTGCAGCAGCAAGGCTTGCCGGAACATTGAACGTGGATGCAGCTTGGTTTGCAGTAATTGCAGCAATTGCTTGCGTGCTTGCAGGCTTAACTCCGCCAGATGAATCTGATTTACCCATGTCACGATTAGGATTACCAGAAGCAGCAGCTTGGTTGGCCAAGTATTCTGCAATCACTTGTTTCTTGAAAGCCAGGACAGGATCCAAAGATTCAGGATCAACACGCTCCATGCCGGGCTTGGTATAAATAACTTGATTCTTTGCCGCAACTGCAGCATCAAGTTCACTGATTTCCGCAGGTTCTGTGGTAGTAAAGCGATCGCCAGTGAAGTTGGCAACACTGCCATCTTTGAACACATAACGAACATGTGGGATGCGGGAGAAATATTGATTGACCAGATTAGCTTCAGCCATGATTGTTCCTATTTAGGGGATTGATAAGTGAGCCCAGGCTATGAGCCCACTCGAGAATTACGCCGCGTTTGAAACGAAAGAAATTGCTTGAGAGCCAGGACCGCGAACAGCTCCAACTCCGCCACACAACTTAGCCGCAGCAGCAATTGCGCCAGTTGTTGCATTTGGCAATGTGATCTGATTGTTCCCATCAGGAGTCAGTACATTGTTTGCGCCATTGTAGCGAACGGTGATGGAAGAGATATAACCCACTTCCGTATTGGCCATTCCTACAGGATTCAATTGAAGAATCGTCATGAGTACTCCTTGTTAGTTTGGGAGTGGAACTTTTTACAGAACCACTCCCAGAACTAATTAACCAACAGCAGCCGCAGTCAGGCCAGTGATTACTGCGTTTGCAGGAGGATTCTTGATCACGGTAGTCAGTTCCGTAGTCAGAGTTCCACCAACAGCATCAATGCCATTGTCTTGAGCTTGATTTCCAGACTCATTAAAGCCACGATGTTGAGTCTTGCGATCACCAAGATACGCCAGTCGGAAACTGGAAATATCCACAGCAACCGCCATCTTGGCCCACGAGGTATTCGAGTTGAACAGCGGATGTTCAATGATTCGGAAAGTACCGCGCGTGGTCTTGATGGTGCTGAACTGCAAACCATAAGAAGTTTGACCATCCACCAATTGGTAAGTACCGTTAATGCGGCCGATGTTATTCAGCACGCGCTTACCGGCACCGCCAGTGAACAGCAAACGTTCGTTTGCAACTTTGGGATCCGTAGTTTGGTTAAAGCACGGATCCAGGAAACCTTCCAATTGCGTGAAGTTCGTAGTTGCACCAGCAACGTTGATATTCACGGAACTGAAGTAGCTCGGGTAGTAAGCCAAGTTACCAACAATAGAAAGCAAACCATCCATCGTGCGGAAAGGTTGGCCATTGCGAGTGCCTTGCGACTTCTGACCAAAGAAGATTGCAGTCTCAATGCTTTGCGCATGGAAACCAGCACAATCTTGCTTCGATTCAGTGACGTTCGATTCACCAGCAATAACCGCAGTTGCGCGAGCAGAGTCAGTAACTGCCCAAGTATTGCGGAAGATTTGCGTCAGGTTGGAAATGCGCACAGGATTGATTACCAGTGAGTTAGGACGCACAGAACCTTCTTCAAATGCCGTACCAACTTGGAACAGGCTCACTGCAGCGGAAATAGCAGCAGGAGTCGTAGAACCAATGCCACGCAGAACACTCACTTGAGTGGGGGAAACCACCGAATTAACGATGATGTTTTCGCCAGTGGAGTCAACACGCATCACCATATTCGGAAGAATATTGGCAGTGCTAACCACAGTGAAAATGGTATCCGCAGCAAGTTGGCCACCAGCGCCAACAACCATTGTCGGAAACAGCGCAGTCTTCGTGAAGAAACCGTGTTCAACTTGAACAGCAGTTTCCGAAGGCAACATTGACGTCAGGCCGAAAAGTGGCGCATTGCCATTAGGGGCCAGACGAGTCATCATCTGAGCAAACGAAAGCTTTGCCAGATTTTGCGTCAGTGACGCGCTAGTGAAGATGCCAGTGCTCATGTAATAAGCTCCTAGTTAGGCAGCGAGGCCAGTGATGGTGTAGGTGGGAGAGAACGAAAGACTTTGCAGAGTAGTATCCGCATTCGCGTTACCACTCATAGTCACAGTCTTCGCGCCCAAATTGATGCCAAGAATGGTTTGCCCTTGCAAGTTGGCAACAGCATTCGTAAGCACCATGCCAGTGGAAAGCAAAACCAGATCCGCTTCCGTAAAGCCACTCACAACAGCACTGCCGTTAACAGTGCTCAATCCAGCAACAGTTCTGGCAGGAGTGCCATTCGTGATGTTGATTTGGAAATCTTTCGTGCTGGAAGCAAGAATATTCCCGCGAGTCATGGTTGCACCAGTATTCGCAGTAACTGCGCCAGTGATCAAGTTCGCAGAAAGATTAATCACGCGCCAACGGAAAGACAAACCTTTCGGAACATCCGAACGGCCAAGGCCAGCCGACATTGCAGCAATCAATGCAGCAGCAGTCGGATAGGTATCAGTCGAAACACCTGCAGGAGTGCGAACAAACACAGGATTGTCCAATACCATTGCAGCAGTAACTGCAAGAGTGGTATTGGTTGTATTCGTTGCAGGCGGAATCGGATCAAAATTGGCAGGCAAATCGCCAAGTGCCATCGGACGCTCAAAAGCGCCATCGTAACCAGTGGGAGTCAGATGTGACATGTCAATTCCTAAAGTTAAAGAAGGAAGGAACCAAAGTCTTCAGAAGCAGATGACTTACCAGCCTTACTTTCTGGAGACGGCTCAACTTTCGGCGCGAATACTTGGCCAAGATTAGCGAAGTAGTCAGCAACTTTTTGTTGGAGTTCGGCAGCCGAAGCATTCGGATATTGCACCGCAAGCTGCGACTGCAAAGCACCAACAAGTGGCTTGATAGCAGGATTGTTCATGATCGGATTTTCTTTTTGCAGATTTTCCGAAACTGCTTGCTGACGTACCAAACCTGGAAGTTCAGCCATCAACTGTTCGCGCTGCTTTGAAAGCGCTTCATCAATCAATCGTGCGGTTGTGATTGCACCTTGACCGTACACACCTTGACTCATTTGATTCATTGCTTGCAGAGCAGCAGCCATTGCTCCTTCTCCGCCAGCATTGATTTGCGCAAGCAACTCAGGTGAAAGACTTTTTGCAAAATCAACACCCTTTGCAGATTCCATAACTTTTGCCGGATCGAGTTTGGCAAAAACTTGGTTGCTTGGCTTGTTTGGATCAACTTGTGCAGCTTGCCACACTTTCTCAAAACCCGCCATTGGTGACTGTGGTTGCTGTTCACCACTATTAGTACTGCCTTCAGTATTGGCAGGAACAGTACCATTAGGAACAGTACCATTAGGAGCAGTGCCAGCGCCACTAGCAGTTCCAGGCATAGGTTGGCCTGGAGTTTGTGACCCAGTTGGTGCAGGATTCTGAGGAGGAGTAACAGGAGCTTGGCCACGGAAAAGGTCAAGAATGTTGTTCATAACTGACATGATTGAGTTCCTTAGGGAAGATTACAGATGTGGGAATACCACGAATTAACGATTGGAGGAGTTCAACTGGTGCAGTAATTGCTCAGTGGATTTGCTCCTTTCTAGAATAGTTTCCAACATTTCCTTCTGACCCTGCAGTGCAGCTTGGTCAACAGCGAATTCATATGGCTTAGTAGTATCCATCTTCAGAGAGATGAGTTGCTGAGCCACTACTGAAAGTTCAGTTTGCAGAACTGCACGCTGATACGCGTTCAGAATGAAGCCCTGAAGCTTTTCATCGTCAGTGAGTTCGTATTGCGTGAATGGAGTTTCAACGATATTCATTTATTGCGCCCCTTGATTCGGAAGTCCAGTTGAGACTGAGCCAGATGCAACTCCACTATTTCCATTAGACGGTGCACTTGCAGGGTTTGCAGTTTGCTGTCTTTGCGCATTCGGATCGTATCCGTAATCTTGCGGCTTGGGTTGGGGTGGGAAAGTGGGTTGCTGTCCATCTTTTCCAGAAGTTTTAGCAATTTGCGTAACTGCTTCTTGCCATGCACCAATTGCCTGTTCATAGGCAATTTGAGCGGCTGATTTCTCAAACGGGCGGAGGTCGACATTTCGCGTCTTCATCAAGTATGAGAACATAGGAGCCATATTGTACTGCGAATTAATCTGCGGAGAAGACCCCACAGTTTGCAGCGCCATTGCAAAGTCATCGCCATTAATGAGTTTGTCACTAGGAACAAGGCCATCACTAATGCGATAAGTAACTGCAGCTTTCCGGAGTTGAACAGGATCAATCTTTACAGCACGCTCTTGCGTCTGCGAATAGATTGTAACGCCTTGCTGGAACTGAAGCGTATTAATCTTCATGATCTCCTTGATAGGAGTCATTACTTGCGCTTCCAGAACAATTGCAACAGCCTGATCACGGCCATTAGCATTCGCCATTACTGAATCGAATTCACGAACAGTTCTGTTTCCCTTTGTGAACTGGCCTTGCTTTGCACGATTGGATCCATTCAGCGTATCAGCAAGTCCTAGGATCTGGCTGAGTTCCTGGAAAGCAGTTCCTGATTGGTCATCACGATATGGGATAGCGTAATATGCTTCAGCAGGATTCTTGTTGTAGCCAGCAGGCCGCATTGGAATCTTAGCTGTAGGCGAATCATTATTGATGTGCGCAGCAGAAATCAGGAGAGGATTATAAATCCCGCGATCACTGATAGCACGACGCCTAGCTGCCATTGCAGAATTAACAAGCGCTGAACCCACTTCCTGGAATGGCCGCGAGTTTTCAGCAAGACTCTTTGTTTGGTATCCGAGACCGTCTTCATAAGGTTGCCCAATAACTACAGGCAGAAGATTGTGAGCATTTGTTTGCCGCTCAGCGTAGATCAAGACTTCATTGTTTACGAGAATGAACTTCCAGATTTGAACTGTGTTGGCACTAGGAACTTTGATCAGGAAGTCTTGCGGAATGATTCGCGCATACAGAGTTGTGACTTCATACAGATCCTTGTACTGGATTTCGTTTGCTGGCCGCGTTAGCAATCCTGCCCACGCACCCCAGTTAGTTGTTCCAGGAACTGCAAGGTTAGTTTGCAGCAGAGCATTGCGATTAATTTCAGGAACGTGGAAGGAATTAATGCCACCTTCGAAATTAGGAGAAGTGATTCCAGATTCAAACGCGGCCCGAATATTAGAAACCATCTTGTCAGGAAGTTCCGCAATGAATTTCTTCAAATGCGTTCTAGACATGAGTTGGGTACGCCCAATGAACTCACCATCTTTGTACACACTGGAAGGTTGATAGCGGGTATCCCAGAAAGTATTGTAAGGATCCCAGCGCTCAATTACATTGCCTTGCCAAATAACTTCCTTCGGCTTACCTTGTCCGCGCGCAGTGAAGTCAATGTCAGATTCAATTGCCACACTCACTTTGCGGCCGAAAGTTGTCTCAAGGAATCCAAGATTGTACTTGAAGATATCCTTGAAGAACATCATGAACTGCTGAGTCCAGCCACCACGAATTTGATTCTCTTCCGTGATTGCTTGGAATTGCAGAGCAGCATCTTCTTGTCCAGGAGGCGCAGTCCAACCAAAGATTGGATTACCTGTTAGGAATACAGATGCTTGATAAGTAACCGCAGCTTCAACTTGCGGCATCACCACAGGAACAACTACATTCTGGAATTTAGTAGGATCGCCAGAACGATTGGAAAGTTGTGCATTCGCATGCTCAGTGGTGTAATCCAGCTCACGTTGGTAAGCTAGGTCAATACTACGGAATTGGTTGCGAAGATTCCACTGCTGCTCAAGCATGCCATAGCATTGCTTAGCGAATTCAACTAGTGCAGTTTGGGAATTCTCGCCAACGATAAGAGGAGTAGCTGCTGCCATGATGTTCCTTAAGTCATTTTGCTAATTTTAGCAGCAAGCTCATTGCCGCCAGTTTTCTGCGGCTTTCCATAGCGCTTGCCATAATGCACAATCAAATCCTGAATGAGCTGAAGTCTCTGCGCGCCAATTGAAAGCTCGCTAAGCGTATTAGGAGAGTTCTGCGCTTGGGAACTAGAAACCATCCCAGGAGCTTTTGGCTGCATAGTGGCCATGTGATCTGCATTCAGCAATGGCTTTTCAAGATCATTCTGATCCGTAGTAAGCGCACCTAGAATATACGCAGTCGTAGGATCGTATCCAGCTTTCCGTGCCGCACGATCATACAGCTCGTTTTCAATTCTCGAAGTGGCTCCACTGATTAGATCAGTAAGCTTCACTGGCTTGTCTTGAGAAGTTTCAGCCATAATACTGTCCTGAGTTGTTAAAATGG